AAAGTAGAATATCGTATGAAAGTGTATGGAGAAGATGAAAAAACTGCAAGACTTAAAATACAAGAGATACAAGAAAACAATCCAAGTATAGGAGATTTAATAGGCGAGTAATTCGTCTTTTTTGCTAATGAGCGAGGTATAATATGTTAAGAGAAGAAAAGATAGATTTAGTAGTTGAACGTTTTTATAATAGGTTTAATAAGTATAATACAAAGGTATTAACAAAATTAGGAGAAACAATAAAGAAATTTGAGAATGTAACACCTAGCGAGGCACATATATTGGCACAGGAATTACGTAATGGTACAACAGTACAAGAATTAAATGAAGAACTATCAAGAATAACAGGAAAGACAATAAATGAGATATATGAAGTCTTTGATACTATTGCTAAAGATGATGTAGAGTTTTATGAAGAATATTATAAAGCCAAAAATATGGTGTTTGTACCTTATAATGAACGTACAGGGCTAATGTATTATGTCAATAGTATTTCAACTGCTACAAGCGGGGAAATGATTAATATAGCTAATACTACAGGCTTTACAGCAAAAGTAAACGGAACAACACAATTTAGAACATTAAGACAAACGTATATTAACTTAATAGATGAAGCAGTATATAATGTTTCACGTGGAACGCAAGACTATCAAAGTGCGATGCGTGGTGTAATAAAAGAACTTGCTAATAGTGGTGTTAAAACAATAGATTATGCAACAGGATATAAACGAAGATTAGATAGTTCAGTAAGACAAGTAATAAACGATGGTGTAAGTAGGGTATTTGATAATATACAACAACAAATAGGTGATGAACTAGGAACTGATGGTGTAGAAATATCAGCACATGGGATGTGTGCTTGGGATCACTTGCCATATCAAGGCAAACAATATACAAATAAACAATTTGAAAAGATACAAGAAAGTCTAGATAGACCAATAGGAATGTGGAATTGTAGGCACACAGTATATAGAATAATATTAGGTGTAGATTTACCAGCTTATACAAAAGAACAATTAAATGGGTACAAAAAAGATAGCCTTATGAAGATAAACTATGATGGCAATACTTATACTAAATACGAAGCAACGCAAGTACAAAGAAAGTTAGAAACAGCAATAAGACGTAACAAAGATACACAAATAATAGCAAGAGCATCAGGAATACAAAGTGAGATAAATAAATCTCAACAAAAGATAAACCAACTAACTCAAAAATATAACGATTTTAGTAAGAAAGCAGGGTTGCCGACGTATAAAGAACGATTAAGCGTAAGTGGATATAGAAAAGTGAAAATTAAGTGATTTGACACTTTTTTTTAATATGATATAATATTATTAGGTAAATACGCCGAGGTAACATAGCCTTTAATAATGGAATTACGACTAACTTAATGTCGGTAAAAAGAAAGGAAATAAAAATGGAAGAAGAAAAAAAAGTAGAAACTCAAGTTGAAGAAACTAAAGTTGAAACTAAACAAGAAGAAAGCGTTAAAACATTTACTCAAGAAGAAGTAAACGAATTACTAGGAAAAGAAAAGTCTAGACTTAAAAAAGGGATGCCTAGCAAGGAAGAATTAGATGCTTTTAATGAATGGAAAGAAAGCCAAAAAACTGAACAAGAAAAACAACAAGAAAATCTTACTAAAATAACTAATTTAGAAAATGATAAGACAACATTGTATCAAGAAAACCTTATATTGAAAAAAGGTGTTAAGCCAGAAGATGTAGATTACATCCAATTTAAAGTTTCAAAAATGGAAGGTGATTTTGAAGAAAACCTTGAAAGTTATTTGGAAGAAAACTCTAAATTCACTAAACCTGAAGCGAAAGCAACAGGAGTACAAACACATACTACAAATGTAGAAAAAGAAAGTGGTGTAACGGCGATATTAAAGCAAAAACACCCTGATTTATTTTAAAAAGAAAAGGAAGGATGATTAGACAATGGCTAACGCAATAGCAATAAACGGAACTCACAAAAGACGTGAAACATACGCTAACGAAGTATTAGCAATAGCAAAAGCAAAAACAAATATTTATGAAGATTTTTCAACTGATTATGAAATTGACGGAGCAACTGGAGCAATAAAAGTACCTACTAGAGATTTTGCAGTTACTATAAGTGATTATGATATTCTAAATGGTATTTCATTAACTCAAAGTGCTACTGATTACTTAACACTAAATGTTGACAAAAACTATGGTGTAAATGAATTAATAGATGGATATGAAGCAGAAGCTGTACCTGATAACATCAGAGCAAATAGAATTGAAGCTGCTGGATATTCTATCGGACTTAAGAAAGAAAACATGGCAATTACTGAATTAGTAAACAATGGTACTATTTCAAGCGATACAACTGCTATGACTAAAGACAATGTTTACGAAAAACTTGCTGGAGAAGTATCTAACATGAAAAAACGTAACATGGAACTAGGACAAATGAGAATAGTTATTGATGCAGACACTGAATTAAAACTATTAACTGATGGAAAATTCGCAAACACTTCAGGACAACTTGGAGCTGAATTAATAAGAGAAGGTGTTATTGGTAAAATTAATGGTGTTCCAGTAAAACCTAACTACTTATTACCAGAAAACGTTGAAGCAATAATCTATGATAAGAGATTTATTCAAAAATACGAAGTATGGGCTGTAGAACCAACTATCAACAATTTAGCAGATGGTAAACACATCGGAGCTAGTGCATTACAAGGACGTGAAGTTGGTGGATTAGCAGTAACTAACGCTTTAGGTGTTCAAGTTAAAACTTCAGGATCAATTAGTTTATAATATAGGAGGTAAGGTATGACATACACTGATTTTAATTATTATACAAATAAGTTTTATGGTAATGTTATACCTTCTTCTTTGTATAATAAATACGAATTAGAAGCACGAACTAAAGTTGATATGCTAACATTAAGACGAATAAAAGAAATGAATGATAGCATAAAAAAAGGTGTATGTGCTGTAGCTGATTATTTGTATGTAAAAAATGGTGACGAAGTTAATGAAATGGAATTAATAGAAATATTAATGCCATATATAGATATTAACTTAATAACAAGAGCAATATGAAACTCAAAATAGAATTAAATAGTTTTAGTAAAATAGAAAATAGACTAGGGCTAAATAAAAATGGCAAGGTTGATTTAAAACTTGCTCAAATATGTGCAAGAAGAAATGATAAATATGTACCATTTAGAACAGGTAAACTAAAAAACACAGTATTAGTTAAGCCTGGAAGTTATGTATATATCCAACCTTACGCTAGAAAACAATATCATACAAATAAAGGTAGAGGTTTAAGAGGTGCATATTGGGATGAACGAATGAAAACAGCTGAATTAGGCGTTATAACACATGAAATACAAGAATATGTTAAAAGAGGTGCATAATGGTAGATAAATTAATAAAGTATATGACACAATTAAAAATAAAAGAAGATTTATCAAAGTTAAATATAGACTACTTAAATGATAAACCTCAAAACTATGTAATAGAGCCTATTCCAACTGATCCATTAGTAAAACCATACGTAGATGGTGGTGGGTTATATCAATATGTATTCCAATTTGCAAATACAACGTATTACAACACTGAAATTATACAAAACCTTGAAAACAATAAATTCTATGAAAGATTAAAAAAACTAATAGAATATAACAACGACAATAAAATATTACCTGATATAAAAGGTATTCAAAGTATAGAATGTTTAAATTATGGTACTATACAAAACGAAGAAAAAGATAGAGCCAAATATTCTATACAAATGAGAATAACGTATTATAAAGATTAAGGAGGATAATATGGCAAGAACTTTAGTAAAAAGAAGTGATAAAGTTTCATTTTTAGGATGCGTTGAAAATGGAACTGAAACATTTAATAGAATGCGTGGTTTCACTTCATTAAGTGGTAGTAAAAACCCTTCTGAATATTCAAGACAATATGTAGATGAAGAATTTGAAACAACTGACGTAACAGGTTATTCACCAAGTATAGACTTCGCATTTGATGAATATACTGAAGATGAAGTTCATGATGAATTAGTAACTATCCTTGATGGAGAAAAAACAGGAACTGAAGCAAGAAGAAACATTGTAACAGTTGATTTTTCTAAACCAGTTACTGGTGGTGGATATGAAGCAGTTAAAAGAGAATTTGCTATAATAGGAGATAGCGAAGGTGATAGCACTGACGCATACACTTATTCAGGAACTTTCCGTTCTACAGGTTCAAGAATAGAAGGAACTGCAACTGTAAATAGTGATGGTTCAGTAGCTACATTTACTGAAAAAGCAGTATCACTATAATAGAAAGGTAGGTAATTATGAAAATTAATAACGTGGAACTAGATATAGATTTCACTGATGCTGATTTAATTGAAAGTATAGAAAAGAATAGAGAGAAATTAATAGAAGCATGTGATAATATAGACTTAAATAATTTGACACCAGCCGAAGGCATAAGGCAAATGTGCAAAGTAATAAAAGATTTCTTTGATTGTGTATTCGGTGAAGGTACAAGCAAAAAATTATTTGGAGAAAAAAATAGTTACAAATTATGTTCAGAAGCCTTTACGGAATTAATAAAAGCAAGAGATCAACAATTTAAAGAAGTTGAAGATACGCTTAATAATTATAGTCCTGATAGGTTAAAGAGATGAACATATTAATTGACAAATTACCAACAGACTATGAAGGACTTAAAATTAATACTAATTTTAGGTCTTTTATTTTATTTGAATTATTAATGCAAGAGAACATTAAAGAAGAATATAAAATAGCAACAGCTTTAAAACTATTTTATGAAGAACCCGTAAAAGATGTAAAAAAAGCAATAGATGGCATATTATGGTTTTATAGGTGTGGTGAAGAAGAAAAAAAGCCTAAAAGAACGTCAAAACAAGAAAAACCGAGAAAAAAGCAAATATTTTCATTTGAATACGATGCTAAATACATTTATTCAGCATTTTTAGACCAATATGGCGTTGATTTGAATGAAATCGACTATTTACATTGGTTTAAGTTTAAAGCGTTATTTGAGGGTTTAAAAAGCGATAATAAGATATGTGAAATAATGGGTTATCGTGCAATAGATTTGAATAAAATAAAAGATAAAGAACAGAAAAAACATTATAAACGACTACAAAGAGAATTTGCACTTCCTGATAATAGGACTACGGAAGAAAAAGAACAAGATTTTGCAAACGCTTTGTGGTAGAAAGGAGTATAATATGAAATTAGATATACAAAAATTTGCTGATGGAACAATAACTATCCAAACTGAAGTAGATAATAAAGGGCTTAAAAAAGGATTAGATGACATCAAAAGTAAAGCAAATAGTTTGTCTCAAGGTTTTGGTAGTGCAGCAAAATCTATAGGAGCAGCATTCTTAAAAGGAACAGCAATAGCAAGTGCAGCGATAGCTGGAATGGTAGCAAAAGGCGTTGGAGAATATGCTAAATTAGAGCAATCTATTGGCGGTGTTGAAACATTATTTAAAGATAGTGCTGATACGGTTATTAAAAACGCTGAAAGTGCTTATAAAAGAGCTGGTGTAGATGCTAATGCTTATATGGAGCAAGTAACTTCATTTAGTGCATCGCTACTTCAAGCAACAGGTGGAGATACTGTTAAGGCTGCTAAAACAGCTGATATGGCAATAGTCGATATGGCTGATAACGCTAATAAAATGGGTACGTCAATTGAGATGATACAAAATGCTTATCAAGGTTTTGCAAAACAAAACTATACAATGCTAGATAACCTTAAATTAGGCTATGGTGGTACAAAAAGTGAAATGGAAAGATTACTTGCTGATGCTGAAAAGTTTAGTGGAGTTAAATATGATATTTCTAGTTTAAGTGATGTTTATGAAGCAATTCATGTTGTTCAACAAGAGATGGGAATAACAGGAACAACTGCTGCTGAAGCATCTCAAACAATTCAAGGTTCAACTGCTGCAATGAAATCTGCATGGCAAAACATGTTAACAGGTATGGCAAATGAAAATGCTGATTTTGGACAACTTGCAAGTAATTTTGTTGAAAGTGTGGTAACAGTAGCACAAAACCTTATACCAAGAATTACACAAGTTATTACTGGTTTAAGTGATACTATAACAACTATGTTACCTCAATTAAT